TGTTCTTTAAATTGTGAGCTCATTGACCAGTTCCCTAAAGTTATCAGTTTGTAAGTATGCTTTGTCCATAACGTGTATATTTTGATATGGTAGTACCAAGGCCTTGTCAGCTAGGTGTACATGTATCTGTGTGTCGGTTGCTGCTATACGTTCAATTGGGCTAGACACAGTAAACATTCGCCAAGGTATGCCCTGTTGTTCGTTAACGTGATATCCGCTCATGATAATATTGGCAATAGCAAAGGCATAGTCATTACGATAGTTGCCTTCTCTAATGTTGTAGAGCAAGCGATAATAGTTGTAGTTGCGTTGTATCTTACCTACTAGCTCAAACAACATTTGGGCTCGAGGGCTTTTTCTAAATAACACCACTGTGGCCCAAATGAATGGCAAACTGGTATTGCCCATCTGTTCATAGCTAGGCCCATTCTCATCACTGTTGTGGTGCATGAGTCTATAGTCCCAATCTGTATCAAATAATTTGAGCAGGCTGTCGTCAAGCACAAGGTAGTCTGTGTCTAGTACAATAGTTTCATCGTAGGGACTGAGTTCGTAGGCAAGATAACGACCAAAGTTACGCCACTGTACACTGGCATCTTCTGTGCGGTAAGTTGCGCCCTGCGGATCAACTCGCACAATTTGATCGTAGGCAAACACAGGCACCGCATCGTGGTCAGTAACCAGTGCAATGGGCAGGCCCAAATTCTTTTCAATAAGCCTACAAGTTTGGTCAGCAATGGCCACATAGTCAACTTGCGTATTAAACGCAAAGACCACAACACCTTTAGACTTTGCGGATACGTTTGAGTTCGTCATGTGCTTGATGCCAACGGTTCATTACTTTGTGGTAGTGTTGCTGTGCCTGTACCAAAAATACCTGCTTATCAATTTCTACAGGATTTTGGTATGTGTCTTCTAGATATAGTTCGTCAATGGGCCAAGTGGCTACAAATGCCAATAGTTCAGGGGTGACTTTGAACAAGCCGCCATTGTGGGCAAAATGTAAGTCAGTTTGGATTTTCTCTCGCAGAATCTGTTTGTTCTGCTGATAGCTTGTGGCTTGTCGGATTTGGGAAACTAATTGTTCGGTACTCATCTACACAGTATAACGCAATACTGCGTAGATGTCAAGTCAATTAGGAGATAGTTACTGCGCCCCAAACGTTGCTGAGGTTGGTAGTTTCTGGATAGACTACGTCAATACGGTGACTTACTGTAACGTTGATGGTGTCGTTAACAACTGTGTTGGTTGTTGTTGTACCAGTTCCTGGTGGGTTAGCAGGAGGAGCAGGCAATGTTGGACGTGCAGCACTGTACATGGTTAGAACAACTGTAACCACCGATCCTTTGTCACCGTTTGAACCTTGGGCGCCATTGCTCTGTGTTGCAAGAGTTATATAATCGCTTGTATAACCACTGGTAGTACTAGTGATGTTAATAGCTGTTTGTGGGCTAGTAGTCAAAGAATAGTAATAAGGTGGATTGTTAAGTACTACAGTACCGCCGGTTCCTGTTCTACCGCCAGCAGCTAGTGCAACTATTTTATTTACTGATGCCAAGTTAGTAGCAAGTAATGTGACCATATCACCACTACGACTTGTACCGTCGTTGTTGGTAACTCCAGTGATAACAAAGTTTATTTGTCCGCCAGAGTTAAAAAAGTAACGTGCTTGATCGCCACTGGCAAATGTTATTGTACGTGTGATTGTAAATGTTGCTGCGGCCTGCAAGTTAGTGTAGGTTTCTGCTGGGGAAAATACTGCACCAGTTACTGTAGAACCTTGGCTGTTAAAACTCAATGCGCTGCTGTATGCAGTTGAGATTGCGCCGCTAAATGTGCTCAGATAGGCAACTAAACTGCCTGAAGTTGGAGCGCCAATACCTGTACCGCTACCTGTTTGGTGTGTCTTAATACTGTTCAGTGTGTTAATTGCGCTGGCCCATTGCGTAGCAGTTATAAGACCTGTACCGCTAACTTGGCTAACTGCTGTTTGGCCGTAGCCATATTGCCCGTTGCCTGCTGCCCAAATTGTATTAATTGTGTTTGCTGTGCTGCTGGGACTTGTACCAACGAATCCGTTGTAATCTGCTGCTGCAATTAAACCACCTTGACTGTATGCCATTTCTTATTCCTTATGAATTCAATTTCACTACGGCTTCAACTACACCTTCGCCGATTGTTGTTTTATTTTCTAAACTACGCCCGATTACATTCCAAGTGGTAATTTCACTGCGTAATCCTGCTCTAGCAAAACCATTTCCCGCGCTAACTAGACGGTCGCCTTTGCGTACTGTACCAATTACTTTAACCGGAACACGTCCTTGTACTGCAATTGGGGGATGAGTTAAATCGTCGCCTACACGGCTATTCATAACAAAGGCTGCTCTAGTACTTATGACTCCAAACACATCTTCGCTTAAATCATCTACCGCAGCAGTAATTTCAGCAGATCCGCCTAGTTCAACCACTGTGCCAGGATCATATACTGCATCTGCTTCAAATCGTTCTGCCAAGTCAGCGTACTGTGCGTGAATACTTGTTCCGTAGATATTATTCCACCAATTGGTGATACTGCCTAAATTATAGCTCAAGTTTGCACTAGGTGTAATGCTTGAACTGATATTACTAAATGTAGTAGAATTTGTTGGGAAAGTCAAGTTTCCAGTAAAAGTAACATTACCACTTACATTCAATGATCCACCAACAGAAATATTTGAAACTCTCAAATTGCCCGATATTGTAGAATTAGAAGCTGAAACATTGGTAGCAAAGACATTACCGGCTGTTGTTATATCACCAGCTGATACTATGCCAGTAATCATATTCAATCCAGGGTAGATTGTAGACAGTCCGCCGGTCTGACTTGGTGTAGCTGGATTAAATGCTGTCGAGTCGCTGCTAAAAATACCTGTTAACTTGTTGTTGACTGTGATGTTACCAACATAGTGAGGCGCTACCCCGTCAGATACTGTAAATGCCTGTAGCGATGTTTGTGCTGCGCCTGGAGGGGTTGCTGGCCCAATGCTAACCCACTGTGTTCCGCTCCAAACGTTTAATTGTCCTGTACTGCCAGTATTCCACCAAAAGTCACCTGTTACAGGATTGACTGGAGGGGTAGTGCCAGTTTGACTATTACTGATGACTTTCCAGTTGTTACTGCCTTGATATACTTTCAGTTCTTTGTTGGCGCTGTCCCACCAAAGCTGTCCTAGTAAAGGATTAGTTGGTGCAGTATTGTTAGAAAAATTTTCAAGTAATTTAATAAAATTTTCGTTTTGTAATAGTCCAAAACCTGAAAAGTTGCGGCCAATAAGATTTAGACTCGTAGTATTAGAATCTTGTGTACCATCAGCTAGAGATAGTAGGGCTGTGCCGTTTGTCAACGTAATAGTGTAGGACATGAATTAAATTTCCGTTTCTTTACTTATTTATCCTTAGTCACCCCAGATTATTACAACTGCTCCAGGGTTGCCGTCGCTGCCCTGTGATCGCCCTACATCTGCACCGTTGCCGCCCTGTCCGTAGGGACCAAGTACAGTAGTGCCAAAAGTTATTGTAGCTTTGTTGTCGCCACCTGCTCCGCCCGCAGTAGCATTCTGTGTACCCTGCGGTTGAGTTTGTCCGTTTGCTCCAGCTGCCCCGTTTGGGCTACCGCCTGCTCCACCTGTTCCACCTGCCATGATAATTCTCCTTATTTGTTATTTAATTCAGTCCAGTAATCTTTAAGCATTGGGTAATGATTTCCAAATGCTGATTGATCTCTTAAATTTGCGCCCTCGATGGCAGCAAGATCATTTAGATCAAGTTGAGTTATTTCAATTGCTGGGCCAGACAAGGCTAATAATTTTCCAGTAAACTGTTTCAGTGCTGATTCAATTGCTGCAGGGCGCGGTACTTTGCTAAAAATTTCTGCCAGTCTAGTAGCATCTTCCCCGGCAGCTGCTGCCACGCGATCTCGCTCGCTGTAGTCCAATCGATCTTTCCATTGGTATAAATTTGTGCCAAAAATGCTGTGTATCGCGCCTGCATTGCAAACATACTGAGGTTGCCCAATGGCTTTTAAATAGTCGTATGTGCGTAGAAGATGTCCCAATAGGCTACTGTTGTTTGCATGTGGACCAGTGTCTGCCTTAATTGACATTAAAAATTCCTGTAGTCGATCTCGATCACTATCTATATCGTCCTGCTTGGTAATCTTAAACATCAGCGTGACTCTGAGACTAGGACACAGTCGTGTGACGCCTTTGGCTACATGACATATTTTACCATCAAAAATCAAACCTTTATTTCTTTTAGGTAGTTCTGCATACAGTACTGTGTCCTTGTCATAGAACATGGTTTCGCCGCCCCATTCTCGTTTCCATACATCGTTTAGATATACCAAGACTGTGTGCCCGTTGCGTATAGTATCTGTATGTGGATAACCCTCAACGCCATAGGTATGTGCGTTCATGTAACATCTAACCAATGACGCTCCGGGGCAGTAAGTAGACCTAATATGTTCCCACGCTTTTGCAATAGCACCATCTAGCTTGTTGCTGAGATCAAGTCCGTTTTCTGCATCAACTCCAGCAAATGTGTTGTTCCAATGTGCGTAGGGAATTGATTGATCGCGAGAGTTGATGCTTTGCCAACCGTAGCGGAATCCGTGTTGAGAAATATTCTGATTAATTTCTACCAAAATTTCTTCAGGTAGAAAATTATCAAATGTTTGAATGTCCATGCTTGCTCGATTAATTGTTACGCCGATGCACCACCGTCACCGCTCGCAGCGCCAGTCGCATCAGAACTGTTGCCGCCAACACCAACACCAACGCCAACGCCAGTGCTAGCATCCCAGCCCCCACCATCGTAAGAATAATATCCGGAAGGTTGTACCCCGTCGTTATAGGCTCCAGTGCCCGGTGATCCACCAGTGCTACCGTAAGTACCAAAGCTGCCCGATATGATTGTGTCCCCGCCAGAAGATCCAACTGTTGGGTTTAATAGAGATCTAGTGGTCCATATCACGTTTGAGTTTGGATCTGTAATTGTCAGTGCAAATCCACCAGTGCCACTATAGTTAACTGACAGCATGTGTATGTCATGTTTACCTGGAGTTAATGATAAAGTTTCAACTGTTGATGTAGTTGCCGATCCTGCAATCAATAACTGTGTGCCGTCAACGACCACATACATGTTATTATCTGCTTGGGCAGTAAATGTGTAAGTGCCTGCAATTGGAGCAATAAACTGTCGATCAGATACTACATAGTCGCCAATTGGCGAAGCTCCGTCAGGACTAAACCAAACTGCATTATCGTTCATGAAACTGCTCCATGAACTGTTATAGTTGGTTACATAAAAAATATTGACGTTTTGACTGCCGGTACCGCCTGGAGCTCCAACTGTAATTGTTAGAAGTTCGCCGGGTGTAACTTTTAAATTTTTGTGTGTTTGGTATCCGCCACTACCACCACCACCGCCACTACCACCTTGTAATACGGTGTAGTTAGACACACTAGATCCACCGCCACCCCCACTGCCCACTATGAGCATTCTAAGGAAATATACGTGCTGCGGAACTCTCCAAGTATAGGTTCCTGGAGTGTCAAATGCTACAAATCCGCTGGGCTTCTGTACGTTTACCGTGACAGGAATCGTCAAGTTGGCTGCATTTAATGCGTCACTGGTTACTATCAAATTGTCTTGATATACCCCGGCTGGGAGAGTAGTAGCCCCTAGATTTATGACTGCTGAATTTCCTGTGTTTGTTGAGAAATTGTATCCAACCACACTTGGTAAAGCAGGCAAAGCAGAAGGCACACAGTAACCATTTTGACTAGTATAATTAGAAATACTCAAGTTTTTGCCGTTACCAGTATTAGTGATAGTAAAAGCATTTTGGCCTTGGCCAGTATAGTTGTAGGGTTTTTTGACTACTTCAATTATTTTAAATGATCCAGCGTAACTTGCAACATCAGATGTTCCATTGTTAGTACCATACGACACTGCAAAATTTGCAGGCACAAGATCAGCTCCGTCACTGCCGCTGTTGGCACCCGTATCACTAGATGGTACTGCACCTCCTGCACCGCCGTAGTTACCGCCACCGCCTCCACCTGCACCGCCGCCAACGTTGGTATTAGATGTGCCAACTGCACCAATATTGCTGCCAGAACTAGAATAAGTTGATTGCGGGTTGCCTGGCCCGTTTGAACCTGCCCCACCGCCGCCACCGCCTCCGGCTGCTACAGCAATCACTGCGCCATTTTTTTGTAGTACAGACGCTGCTCCGCCACCACCACCACCGCCTCCATAGCTGTTTGGCCCCGAATTTGATCCAGCGCCCCCGCCATAGCTGTTATAGCTGGGGCCGCCAACCCCACCTGCACCACTGACTCCAGTTAGTCCAAATTGTCCGCCACCGCCAATGTTAGCTACTATTACATCGCCGGCTGTAACTGATAAGTTGCCATAGAGTTTATGTCCAGGGTTACCGAATGCGCCAGGGTAGTTGCTAGAGCTAGCACCACCGCCGCCACCACCGCCCTCTAGTTCTACATAGATACTAGTAACACCCGATGGCACAGTATAACTGAATGTGCCAGGTTTTCCGTTGCCGTAAACATTGGTAAGGTCGCCTTCGTATGCAACAAGATTAAATGTAGTGATGTTGGCTGCAATACCATTATAGTCTGGTATCACATTGGCAGATACCGGATATACCACATTGGCATATCCAAGATGTCCAGTGTACAAGGTAAAACTAAGATTACCGTTGATGTTGGCTGCAACATTATTACCGTAGATTGTAGTGCTGACAGTGGTAGTTGCCCCTGGTACTAGTGTAATGGGTGTCTTTGGAAAAACATTAGATAATGTGGTGTAATTGCCGTTTACGTCATCATTGATGCTGATAGAATTAATGGTGAGATCATAATCCCCGGTGTTGGTAATCAGTGCAACTGTAGTATTGGCAGTATGGTTTTGATACGTGTTGGCTGATATGAACGGTATGTTGGGAGTAAACACCCCCGCCGGAGTTGGATAAATTCTTTCCCAAGAGCCGTCGTCGTGACATACCCATCCAGTTTTTACAGGATGCCAAGTACCATCTGCATTTTTAATCCACATACCTTTAAGTGGGTAGTAGGTATTGGCACTGTTTATGTATGTGGTACCTAGACCATATTTGGCTGCTGCTGAAGGAATAGTCATATGTTAGATTTGGAACCAAAAGTCGCCAGGATTGCCTTGGCCGTTAGTAGGTAAACTTGTGCTCACTGTCTTTTGACTTCCTAACCAAGGTGCAGTATTTCCATTAGTAATAGCATTTTGTACTGACGCCATTGATGCAACCTGTGCAGTATTTGCGCTAGCCAACGCCACGTTAGGTGCTGTAGGTATCCCGCTAAATGTAGGACTATAGCTTGGTGCTAGTGGAGCGATTGCTGTAGCAATGTTTGTATCAACATAGGTCTTTTGAGTCAAACTGTAAGCATTAGTTGGAGTATAGGTACCGACTGTAACTTCTCCAGTAGCACCATTAATGCTAATGGCAAGAGTGCTTGCTCCGCCAATGTTGGCATAAACGCTAACGTTACCATTTAGTACAGTATTTGATATCTTAGCAGTGCCAACTCCGCTGTTGGTTGATATAACTAAATTTCCGCCGCCAATTGAAACATTACCATAGAAAGTACTGTCAATATCATTACGAGCATAGTTAACTGCTGCAATATTGCCCAACTGTTGTGCATTAACTGCGGTACCATGGAATAGGTTATTGGCTACTCCTGTGGCCAATGTAAATCCAGGATAGATTGTTGAGAATCCTGGTATTGGGTTAGAGGCATTGAGCGTAAACACAGTATCGTAGCTGCTGACTGCTACCACGTTATTATTGTGATAAAATTTAATAATAGTGTGCTGTGCTGATGTTGTGTCTAGTACGTCGGCAACAATAGATCCACTAACACCATCCGGTGCTTTGTATCCTGGACCAATCAAGCTCCAGCCGGAACCGTTCCACATGTTTAGCTGATAGTTTGTGCTGTCCCACCACTGTGTACCTACTAGTGTTGTAGTAGGTGCCGAGCTAGCAACAAACAGTGGACTAACTGGAATAAAACTTGTGCCGTTGTAGACTTTTAAGATGCCAACGTTGAGGTCGTACCAAAGTTCTCCCTGTAGTGGTTTACTTGGTGCAATAGTGTTAGCAAAGTTCTGTAACAGCTTGATGAAGTTTTCGTTTTGATATTGACCGTATAAAGGGTAGTTTTTACCAAATAGGTCCAAATCCGTAGCATTTGCACCAGCATTAATATCTGGACCGTCAGCTGTACCATCTAACAGTTGAATTAACAGTTGACCAGTTGTTGAGTTGATTAAGTATGACATTTATTATCCGATCGCGCTTAGGTTAGTTAGAGTTTGAATACGGACTGTGTAGTCAACTTGAATAAGTCTGTTTAGAGATTTTTGTACAGGGTGGAAAACCACGTGTGTCAACATGAGTCCTGTTGTTGTTAGTCCGCTAGTACCGTCAGTGCTGCGACCAAACAAGCCCAATTCATCAAAAGTGTAAGTATCTGTTAAAGTTTGACTGTTATCAAACGCACTTTCGCCAGCTGGTTCGCTGTAGTCCAACAAACAACTTACTAGAATATCTGTATATACCTGTCCAGGAATATGACGCACTTGAATGTAATTTTGTGCAGGGTTACCGTTGGCTGCTGCGGTATCGTCAACAACTTTACTGTATGTTGCGTTGTATAGGTTGCTACTTTGTCCAGTAGTGTTTGGAGGCAAGTAAGTGATAACGCCAGTTGGGTCGACACTGGTACCGCCATTACCAAAGTGCATTTCATAAATGAAATTTTGTCCTTTGTTTGCCAACATGTAGCCCAATGCTGTACTAATATTCTCATAGTGGATAGCATTGCGTTTGTTGATAAAAACTTCACCTGTTTCTGGATTGAAGATCTTGATGTGGCCTGCTACATAAATTCCACTTAGGTCGTCTGGTTGGCGTACTGTATCTTTGCTCATGTTTGGTTCTCTGGTTATTTTATATTTATCGTTAAACTCTGCCCACAACTACTTCTATCACACCAATTTCTGTGCTGTTGTAGTTGCCCAATGCTTTACCAATTACTGTGCCAATTTCAGGATCATTATTGGCCATTGCCACACCTGGAATTGAACTGGTTACCATGCGGTCTCCGCGTTTTACTGTGCCCACAACACGGCAGGGTACACGACCTGTTAGAGCCAATGCTACAACATGATCGGCAGTTAACTGTTCATTCATGAGGTACGCAGGGTTGGTAGAAACAACTCCGGCTACTGCTGGATCGTTTGCAGTTTGACTTACTGTGACTTCTGTATCTGTACCAAAAATCATCACAGTACCAGGAGCATAGGTAGCATCTGACTCGTAGCATTCTGCCAAGTCAGCATACTGTGCGTGTGTACTTGTACCGTAAATTGTGTTAAACCAACCGCTAGTTGATCCAAGATTAACTGATGCATTGGCAGTTGGGTATAGTGCGCCGATGTTTAGACCGCCACTCATGGTCACGTTGGCGCTGGTACTTGCTCCTCGAGCACTTACTGTACTTAGGGTTTCTGATGCTGCAACCCCAGTTGTTGCCCAAGTTACTGTACCGTTGGCGCTTTGTGTAATTGAAATACCGCTACCAGCATTGTAAACTGGTTGACTGGTCCACCAGTTGTTGCCTGATTTTGCAATTAATCCTAATGTAGCGTATGGAGGTACTACTGTGCCTGCGTTTGCAGAATTATTTTCAATACTGTGTCCGCTTGCTGGGTAGACTGTAATATTGCTTCCAGTATTGTTTGTAATTGATATTTCTCGTCCAGCTACTGCTGAAGGTAACAGTATGCCACCAGTTCCACCTGTAACAAATACGTTATCTGCAGAAACTGCTGTAGCCGTCCCTTGGTTAGTTCCTGCTGCACTGACTGTAGCAGAACTGAACAGTATGGCGCCCGACATTGACAAATTACCGCCCAGTGTTTCGTTTCCGCTTACTGCTAAATTGTTAGATATATTAGCGTAAGTAGCATACAAATTACTAGCGTAAACATTGTTGGTCACTACTACGTTAGCCTGTGCAGTTATATTAGCAGACGCCGTAATAGCCCCTATAGTCAGTGTTGCCGCAGAAATCGTAGAAGCAGATACGGACGTAAAACTACCAGTTGTAGCAGTTACACTGGCAAGAGATGCTGATGATAGGTAAGATTGTAAAGAAAGTGCAGTTATATGCCCGGTGATCCCACTGGTTTCTACAGGAATTAACGTTGTATCTTGGACCGTACTCTGTAACGGTAAATTGGTAATTGTAATTGTCATGTCAAATCTTTACGCCTTTTGTATATTTATTTAGGTCAAGTTACTGATAAATGTAGCTTGTGCATTTACCGAGTTTTCTAGACCTTGTCCGTTTGTTACTGCGCCATTTGATGGGCCTTGTGTGTACAGCACATTTCCAAGATTGTCCACAATGGTCGTTCCAAAATTATCAGTGATGATCTGCGCTGCGCTAGTTGGTAAATCTAACCAAGTGGTTGTGTGTACTATGTTTCCGCCAGGAATCAGCTGGTTTGTACCAGCTTCTACCACCGATGTGCCCACTGTGTACACGTTGGCCGCTCCGGTTCCGTCCACTGCTCTGCGGATGTTGTACAGCACATTATTGTTTAGATCTACGCCCCAGAATACGATTTTCTCACCGTTGATGTAAACTACCCCGGGTATCAATTCTGAAGGACCCGGCAGCGATAAAGCACTGGCATTTGTAACATGAATATTACTGTCAGTAGAGTACAAGTTTGCTGCTAGTGTAGTAGTATGGCTTGCACTTACACCGTAGTACTGTGGGAACACTAGGTAATTTGAGTTGCCGGTATTGACCACATTGTTGGCCCAAGTTGGCAATGATGGGTCAACTTTATACCCGTTAGTTGGGTTGGTATTCATGTTGTACACAACACGATAACTCATTTTTGCACTATTGTTTCTTATGTTGGTAGTTACCAACATATTCAAACTATCAAATGTAGCACCGGGTACCAATTCTTCAGGAGCATGACTGCTATAGGTGTCATAGAATGCACCGCCATCTAGGTTAATAGCAGTATTGCTATTGGTATAGGTATTTTGGATAATGCTGTCAAGATACAACGGATTGTTGTAATCGTAGTACTTCAAGGTCAAATTAGCACCCAATGGGGCTGTTGGTATATTACCGCTGACAATAATTTTCCAGTTGTCAATTTCTGTGATTGTCAGATTATAGTAAGAACCAGTATCATTATTTGTCAATACCAATGGTTGACCAACACCGTAGTTTAAAGTTGTAAAATCAACTAGATTCTGTGTGGTATTTTGAATAAACGATGATGTACTGGTGACCTTAGTTGCCAAGTTTGACGAGTCGCGGAAGATATAATGACTGTTATCAAATGTGCCAACTACGTTGACCAATGTAATAGCGTTACCTGTGCTGGTGTTATAGACTACACCCGTTGCACCTGTAGTTGCCTGTGTGATAATATTTCCAGTATAGGCTATCACAGAATTTGCAAGGGTCAAGTTTTCACTTGGGATAGAAACATTAGAACTATAGATGGTACTGGTATTAGCCCAAGTATAAATCAAGTTACTGTTGAATATACTGCTGTTTGCCTCAAAGGTAACCCCGTCAACTTGCACTCCTGGATAGTCAATCCCGTCCATTAGCTGTGCCAAATCTTTACCAGGCATTCCCACAGTAGGTTGATAGTATGCTGCAATACGATCAGCTGCTGTTCCTACTTGAGATGAATTCAGCAAGGTATATTTGCTGTGATCAAACAGATTATTAACTACAATTGGACGGATACCCGTAGGTGTACCGTTAACCGATATATTACCTGCGCGGCGTACAAAATTGCTAGTCAAGTTACCAACTGTGATCAATTGTAAATTGCTGCTGATTGAAACAATTTGAGCATTTGCTGTAGTATTTGCTTGAGTAATGTAATTGCCAACGCTGGCGCTGATATTTCCGCTCAGTGTTAGAATAGCGGTACTGTAGACATTTGCAGTTGCTTGATATGCTTGTCCGTTGTAGCTTACAATGCTGCTATTGCCCACAGTAATATTTGGTTGCCATGCAATAATATTACTTGAATAGCTGACACGGTCAAAGTTTAGAGTAGTTGTAATTGAACGAACAGTATTGTAACTACGGTTAACAAATTGTGTAAAGCTGCTGGTAGTTGTTACATTGGTATTCAAGTTAGCTGCATCACTGTAGATGTAGTCTGTAGTATTGAATGTACCATTAGTGTTAATCAACGTAATAATATTACCGGTGCTAGCGTAGTACACAGTGCCGTAGGCATTGGTGTTGGCTTGACTGATAATGTTACCAACATAGACTGTAACATTGCTGTTGGCAGTTAGTGTTGTAGTTGGCAAACTATCAATTTGATAGTGATTTTTAAGTTGAGCATAGCCTTTAGCGCCTGTACCAGTACCGTTGATAAAGATAGTTGGCTGACTTGTGTAGCCAGAACCTGGGCTATGTACAACAAATGATGTTACTGCACCATTGGAATTTATTATGGCTTCAATATTCGCGCCTGTACCGCCACCGCCTACTACAGTAACAGTAGGTTTGTAGATATAGTTGGCACCAGGGCTGACTACAGCTACATTACTGATAATATAAGAATGGTTGTTATACCACTGGTTGTATTGTGGTAGTGTGCTTAGCCAAGTAGAATCAAGTGCATTGCTTCCGTTAGGACTGCGGTATCCGCCAAAATCATTGATATATGTGCTTGGAATATCAAAGTCTGTTGTATCACCCTTGTATTGATCAAGACTTTGATAATCTAACTTATACTCACGAATACTTGTTCTATAAGGTTTAACCTCATTGATGTACTGTTCGTAGTAGGTTTGATTATCTGGTACATAATTAGCAGGTTGATCTAATGTACGGAACTTATGCAAGATACTGATAAAGCTGGTTTTAAACGCCCAATCAATATTTGGTTGTTCTGTCAATATATAGTTGATCAAGAAGAAGAACATGTTGTTGAAGTTGACCTTCAAGGTATCAACAAAAATGTCATTCATTATAGTATCAAATATAATACGTATTTCATTGGCAGCAACAGTGGTAGTATAGAGATTGCTATTTAACTGTATAGTACCGTTTTCTATTCCTACTAGGCTTGTAGTAGCGTCGCTATTAACACGATAAACAACAAATTGTCCATTGCCATTGTTTGTTACCTTGACAGTGTTGCCAGGCACCAATGTAAGAGATGCAACTGCTGAGTTGGTTTCAACTACATAAGTAGGCAATACTGTGCTGTCGTATGTGCTGTCATACCAGTCTGTCTTGCTCCAGTAGAATGGTGTATAATAACTCTGTATGTTGGTTTGTTGCCAACTTGATCCGTTCCAAGTATAGGTAACCCATAGTCCTTGGTTTGTTTCATCTGCTGTAACTAATACCACATAGCCCACGGTTAGATAATTGGTTTCTACATAACCAAGTTCAGCGTAGGTTGCTACTTGTAAATCATATGTTGACAAATCTGGCAACGGTGCAGATTGATATAGTCCACTGATATTGAATTCTTCAACAATAGGATACTGTATCAATATACCGTTTACATATTCTACCCAATTTTTCAATGCGTTCAAGCGATTTACGAATAGAGTTTGATTTGGATATACCCCAAGTCCAATACTGCTTTGTGGTGCAAGACTTGTGTCAGGAACCGCAAGACCGTTGAAGTCAATTCCACTTAGACTGTCAACAAGTTTGTCAACAATGCGTGTAGGTATTGGACTATTGGCATTGCCCTCTTGTACCAATTGATATTCGCTGTGAATGATATTGGTATTTTTAAGAGTATCGTAGTCGGCGTGCAGAACAATACTGTTACCGCTTAGATAATTGCTAATTCCGTGCAAACTGATAGTATCGTCACGCAACACAGTAGCATAAGGAATACTTTGCGCCTGCGGATTAGCAATTAGATCTTGTATAGTGCTGACAGTGTTGAGGTGAACGCTTTCTGGTTCGATACTGTCTTTACCGTAAACCCAATAGTAATAGGTAGTTGTTGCCAATTTGGTATTGGGGTTGATAGTAGTAACTGCACTATAGGCGCTGTTGTCTAGGTACAGCGGGGTTCCTAGTCCATTATAGGCACTTGGAGGCATACTGCTTGCTACCCATTCACAGACTTGTATTTGGCTTCCAGGGAAAGTACGACCCCAGTTGTTGGCACGATATGTTAGATTACCTTGTTCGTAATCAATATAGCGCATTACACCTGTATTCCACCAGGTTTTTGTAAGCTGTTCTGGGCCCCAAAAATCGTCTTGATAGTTGGCCAAGTTTGGTACACTGTCTGCACCACCAACTGAATTATATACAGCTGGGTCGTATGCTGTGATATAGTCAAGATCTTCTTGAGCAACACCAAGTATCTTGCCTTTGGCAGGATCAATGTAGTCCAAGTTAGTTACAATCACATTGGTGTTGGCATTGTACAGATACATTCTTCCGACGCTGTTAATATCAACTTTGTCAGTTTCTTGATCAACAATATCCCAACCTACGTTACCGCTAAAGTTGTTATAGGTATAATAAGTTCCTGCTGCGGGAATGTTCACTGAAACACCGCTCAATGGATCTTGAGTAGTGTGATTGCTATCGCCAGGTGCTCCAACAATCATAGTAGTGGCGTTCATTGCAACACTATAACCAAATTGGTCGTTTGGACTTAGACTGTTGTTTTGCAAACGTTGTACTAGTACATATTGATCTTGTGTAGTGCTTGAAAGAGATCCGTTAACAAGACCGTACACATACACCATACCAGAGCCTAATATTACATCTACAAAAATATCTGTAGTATTGTCAAAGGTTGTAGTTGCAGAATCAAACGTTGTGATGTTTTGTGTGCTGCCACCATTGGCTGCAACCACTAGACTTGTGCTGTCTGGGCTTGCAATAACTTGACTTCCATACTCTGCTACGCTGTCTGATTCAGGGTGTTGTAGTGTTTGAACATTGTTGTAAACCATCATGCCCAAATTAGCCAATAGGTTGCTGGATCCGGATCCAATTACTACCTTTTGGTATGGAGTTACAATGTTGCTTGTAATAGCCAAGGCATTGTAAACAGTAGTTGACGCTGTAACTCCCGGAATGTTTGCGCTATTGATTGTGGCTGCAAGGTTAGCAACTGTGTTGCTCTGTGACACAATCTTAAATCCGTTAATGCGGAAGTTGTCTCCCGGATTAATTACAGGGCTGTAGTTTGTGCTGCTGATTGTACCATAGCTAGCGCCTTGGTTTACAAAGCGATATACAATACCACTGTAATAACCAGGTACGCTGTAGCCAGGGCTTGCAACATAGACATCTGCATCGTTACCTGCAATATAGGTTGTTGTACCAAATGCTGCTCCACTAGTCGGAGTTGGGGCGGTTAGTGTTTCCAACAATTGAATTTTATTAGTTTCAACTGTAATCAAACTACCAATAACAGGTGCTGTACTAAATGTTAGTGTTGTGGTACCAGTGCCAGTGTAGCCACTGGTTATAACGTTACCGTTTACAGTAATACGGCTAGTAGAGCCAATTGTGTACTGTGTTGTATAAGTAGTACCGCTGGCAATAAATGATTCTATGCTGCGATCAAATACATAAACTGCACCCGCCGCACTTACACCGTTCACTGCTTGATAAGGTGCGCCAATGGCCACTTGTCGTCCATCGCTTGTGGTTTTAATTTGATATCCAAATTTTGCTGCTGCGCTGCTGCCTACAGTGATTGTATTGGCGTATGTATAGAAGCTGGTTGCATTGGCTTGATATACATAGACATTGCCTGCATTAGGTGCGGACACGTACAACCAAGTTCCGTCGCTGCTTGCATCAATACTGGTACCAAAAGCGTCACCGGTATTGCTAGTCCATGGGCTTGACAATGTCTGAGTCCAAGGGAAGCTGACGTTGCCGTCAAATTGATGAATGTGTACACGACCGTACTGTGAGCTGCTACCTGGGTTACCAATGTACAATAGGTTACCTGCTGTAGCAAGACTTGAACCAAATAGTGTATCGCCACTGTGTTGGCCAATATTGGCCACTTTTGTTAAAACATTACCGTTGGTGACGTTTGCCACAAACGCAATAACGTTACCGTTGTTTAGTGTTGGCAAACCAGCAACTGCAAAAGTGCCTGCGGTATTGATTGCTGCAACTGTACCAAAACCCTGTCCAGTTGCATAGCTGTTGGCATCTAGCATCATGCTTGGATTCAAGAAACTTACGTTACCAGTCCAAGGGGTACTCTTGTTGTATACAGCCCAACCATTGGTTGCATCATCCATGTCAACCCAAAGTTTGTCATTATCAATCCAGCCATGTGCAGGACTGATACTGCTGAGATCAGTAGGGGTGCTGATACGAACACTTTGTAGTTTGTATAAAGGACCAAGGCCGTTTATAGTGATAGCCTGTTTGATCTGTGTTGAGTTCTGTCCGTAGAACACTACGTTGAACGTGTAAGCGTCAATGACATTGAATACTCTATAGAATCCATCAACTCGACCATCAAAACCCTTGATCATGATGTTGTCATTGAATACTAGATTGTGTGGATTCTTGGTTACTACAATACCGATATTGTCTATGCTGTATTTGACGGTGATCACTGAATTGTCAGTTTCACTCACACGATAAACATTCCATTTTCCACTAACATCTGATGCAGTCCAAATAGTTGAGCCAATGCCATACGAATAGATGTTTGCGCTCAACTGTCCCAAGTTGCTTAGAGTGCTGATATCAAAAACAGTGGTAGTTACATCATTGATGTTAACATATCCAGCAGTCTGTATGTCATTTTCATAAATGCTGGTTGCATCACGATTCAAGTAAATGCTAGGTGTATATGCACCTTCAGTACGATATAACTGATTAGGCTGTATGCCAATGATACTGCTGATACTAGATCCGTTGTTGGGCAATAGTGTAAATGTTACAGGGTCGCCGTTGAACGTACCTTCAGTTAGGATCAGATCAATGCTACGGTTGTTGTTTAACGCACCGTATTCGCCAACACGCATACCCCATTCTTCGTATACATTGATGTCGCTGGTAATGCCGTTAAAACCAGCTGCTGTAAAAGCATTGACTGCGTTCAATGTTCCTTTTTCGCGGATGAACCCTTGATAGAATTTGGCCTGTGTGACCTCATCAATACCAAAGTTTGTCATGTAGTCACGAGGTTGGAAACCAATTGCACTGTCACTGTACAAGTGGAAATCACCTAGCAGTTCAGGATTATCAATATCGTTGAAGCGATTAAATTTCTCAGCATTATAGCTAAAGTTTGGCAATAGGCCAGTTTTTAATTCTTGTGCTGTAACTTGAGACCATTTGGTTGTATCAAATGTGTTTGAAGCCACAATATCCTGTAGTGCTGTATAATTCTTGCTCTTATACTGTACTAAACTACCAAACAGATAATCGGTGCCGGGTTGCCATTGGTCAACTGTGTTGCTGTTGTAAACAAATCCTGGAGGATTCATTGCTCCCGTCCACGACCCAGTTTTCTTACCAACTAATTTTAATCTGTACTGTCTATTACCTAATTCAGGAACATAGATAACATCATTGAAAATGTCAATGTTATCAAAAATCATAACATGTTCATATTCAACTACGTCTAGTTTAACTAGGGCCAATGTTTGTCCAGTGTTTGCTGTGACATTGAATGTGTTGCCATTGGCTGTGCTTAATCTGTTTACGCTGAGTTGACTATACTTGACAAAGTTATAGTTGGTATCAATTACACAGCTTTGGCCTGGTTGGTTTTGAATTTTGTCAACTATACCGCTGGCTGTAACCACAGTTAACTTGTTCAAGATTGGACTTAGTACCAATACGCTAGTTGCTTGCCAACCCTGTTGCGCCCATGTCATAAATTCTTTAACACTCAACAACCAATCACGTTGAGTTCCTAGATCAGGGTCAACATCAGTAAAACGACAACCAATGCCGCGCAAGTATCGTTGATAGCTGACCAAGAAGTCAACTACCTGTTGACGATTAGTAAATTCAAACCCATAAGGTATATTAACCTTGTAGCGCTGATAATTTTGATAAATCACTGCGTTGTCATTAAGCACAGGGATGTTATAACTCTTGTTATTTGCTAAACTTGGTATGATAGTAAAATAAGGCGAGGTGTTATCAAATCCGCTAACAGTATAACCAGCGGCAGTTTTTTCTACAATAACTGCGCTATAGGTTACAGTTTTAATAGGAGTTGATTTGTATAGCTCAATGCTATAGCTTTCGTTGGGAATTACAACTCCGCTGTTTGTACTGGCTGGGCTACTTTGTTCTGCAATAACCTGCATGAAGCTTTGATCTGTAAAACCAGCCATTTTGTAAGCAAGTTGAATATTGACATTGTCAAGATATTCATACAGTTTAGTTCCTGGATCAATGCCTTGGTTACGTAGGTATTCAGCAATCCAATTTAGATAGCCCGCGGCACGTAGCGTAGTAGTTCCACCGTTGACTGTTCCGTTAATATTGATGCTGGTAGGTGTGACACGTTGTAGTGTATCACTTAGAACATACTGGTTTAGTGCTGTATTTTTATAGTAACGACCAATGTCCATCAGCGTACCAAAGTAGAATGCAGGATGGCTCAATGCCAAGGCCTGTTGCATTGCATATGGAAAATCGCTGCTGCGACGCCATGCAGTTTCTACTGGACCTTGATCACCAATTTTAAAATCTGCACTGGCATCGTTACTGTTGAAGTTTTTAACCATTACTGCACTTGGCGGCAATAGTGCCCCAGTATAATCTACTGGAATAATCTGTTGCAGTCCGGTACGAACAAAACGTTCATCTACATATGAGTTGCCGTTGTTCCAAATCACACCGTTGGCCATATCGTCCCACAGCACCATGTTACCATTGGTATAAGGGGCTGGACCGTAACGTGTTTCCCACCATGAGGGTTTTTCAGTAAACCCAATCATTTCCCAAGGATTGGTGTGAGGACGATCTGTATCGTAAAAATATTTGTAAATTGCTCTCCAGTAACCCAATAAAGGTTTACTGCTTATAGAATTAACAAATCTGTTGTAGTTCCAAGTAAAAGGTTCGCTGGCTACAAATGTAGTGTTGGTAATATAGTCAAGTCGATTTCCACCTACCCATGTCAAGAAACTATCTGTAAGCAATTGAGTGAATTCAGTGTTGCTGTAGTCTGTAGATCTAAACTTGCCAGGTAAGAAATTGTAGATGTCAAATACATTTTTAGCGTAGTCTACTTTGATGTTGTTGTAGATACGTAGTTCAAATTCCAATAACAATTGATCTCGGTAGTCACCAAATGCTGGCGTAATACTACCATCGTGACCTTGGATTACATTTATTGGAGTTTGATATGTAGTGTCAAGATATATAGTTGGTGTAAACTTGGGATACAGTCCTAATTTAGTTGGCGTTTCAGGAATAAAGTTTCCGTCAGTGCTGCTGTATTCATTGATGGTAATCACGTCCCCAGTCGACAATGTAGTCAACATTGTGATACCAGAACGATTGGTATCAAATTGATAATCAATACCTCTAACCAATTGTACATTATTCTTATAGACTAGTACAGCTTGGTTGCTGAGAGTGGTTTCACTGAAAATATTGCTGATCTCGTAGTCAACAATTTCTGGACTTAGTACTGTATAGGTGATAACATTTTTAATATCACCGTAAGGAACCATGTCACTGTAGTACCAAGCAAACGATTTGTTTTTGACTGCATTGATATTTTTCAATAGAGTATCAAGCAGTACAGGAATATTAGTATAGTCAAGACCCTGTGTTCTAGCACTAAGCTCAAGAATTTTGTTTTTAAATTTGCTGTATTCGTGTCTTGCTAGATCCAACGCATTGATAAAATTGGTGTTGTCGTCAACCAAGAATAGTTCGCTGTAGAGTACAGGATTTGCATGTTGTAGGATGCTGCCGCCTTGCGCTTTGACTGGCAAGTCACGTAGGTTGCTGCTGCCAGGAAAGCTGCCCACAACTTGATTGCTGTTGGCAACCATTGTGCTCACATGGTTACGTAGTTGTCCTAATGTTAGGCTACTAAAGTTAGCATTTTGACTGTTGAAATCCAAGTTCTTAGGAACTTCATAATAACCCAAGCTGCTTGGGGTAGTGCTGTTATAGATTAAGATGTCAATTTCGTCGCCGGCTGCTAATGAAGAATCAGTAACATAGACGTAGGTAACAGTTCCAACAGTGACTAGTTCCCAGCTGGTAATTTGTAATGCGTTTTTATACACACGGAAATAAGGAATCGTAACTTCACTATCGCTGCTGATGTCAATCTTAAAGTAGGGATTATTACCGTCATAGACCCCACTGATGATTTGGAACTGTTTACTTTGTTCAGTATTGGTTGTCCAGCAGTTTCTTAGCGCAAATCCAGTTAAACTGGTATTTTGCTGTAGCGTACCGACGGTGTTAATCTTTACTCCAGTTAGGCTATTATCAGAACTATCAGTGTAGTTGAAGGTGTCAGTATCAAAATTATTGGTAAACTGTATGTCACCAATTTGATTAAAGTTTCTGTAGCTTAGTGGGAAACCAAGCGATGTATCATTGGTGCCAGTGCCAACGGTATAGCTGAAAATTGGAGTGCCGCCAACTACTGTGCCAAGATTATTTTTATTTGTAGCAAATGTAGAACCACTGTAGGTACCAATGCTTAGACCATTATTGTCAATAACATCAAACATAGGTGTTTGATTTACTGCTGTTTTCTGTTGGCCATTGTGCCAATTGGATCCGTCAAACCAATATTCAAGTCTCTGCGCCGCTGGACCATTTACAACTACAAGGTTATTACCTGCCTCTACTAGAGAATCGTCGGCCAATGTCAAGTTAATAACATTATTGCCTAGACTTGCGATGTAAACTATGTTGACTACAAAGATTTTATTTCTGACTGTAGGATCAAAATCTTTTGTAAAGACAACTCGCATACCTGACGTAAGCACAACACCATTAATTGTAAAACCTTGAGGTTGTAATTCAACTGTGTTACGACTATCTGTAGTAGTGGTGTCAAATATATCAATTGCTCGTTTAGCAACTCGTCCACTATTGTAAAGTTGTATGCTTGGCTCAAATTCAATGATTGGTCTATTTGCACGTAGGTTTTGATCCAATATTGGAGTGACACCATTGTACTCTGCGGTCTTGTTGATAATGTCAATGTGGAACCAGCGGTTGCTGCGAGTCCAAGCGTTTAGATCTATACTTGCTCGATTAATAGTAATATAGTCAGGGCTAGTTAATCCCGCCGATGCATAAGATTCAGGAGTTACAAATGTGGTAACATCTAACAATTTAATTGCGCTGCCAACACCTTCAACATAGTAAGTGTTCCCTGCATAAGTGCTGGGATTGGCACTAGAATCAAATGTAACTTTTAAACCGTTAGAAAATACAACTCCGTTGGGACTTGTGTAACTGTTTGCACCAACAATTTCAGTTTCAATATTGATTGTTGTTGTAACAGGATCTAGTAGATTGATTTGACCAAAGTAGCTAGAACTTACACCATCCTGATAAAATATAGTAGGCAAAGGTGCTGTGATGTCTGGCATCAAATTAAACAAGTTCAATGACAAATAGTCATTGGCCAAATAATAAGAATTTCCAGCACGAGTTAGACCGCCGCGTACAAATACTTTTTGCAAGGCATCAACAACGAATGGTTGTAGCGCTGGGCTTAGTGTAACAACGGGATCAGCATCATTACTGAGTGTAATTAACCATGCGTTTCTACGTTGAGCGACTGGGATAGTGCTGCCGTTAACTGTCCAAAAACTGCTGTCAAGATCAGTGCCTACAAATATCAAAGATTTCAAATTCAATTGATTTATAGTATTGACGCCGTCAAGCCCGTTCTCACCGGCTGCAATAACTGCACTCAAACGTTGTCCGTGTACTTGATTATAGTGTAGGGCAGTACTTAGATCTGCGCTGCCCGCAAGTGTCATACGCACAAAGAAATCTTGTGCTGTTGGCAATGGCACGTTAAATGTAACTACACCAACATCAGTACCGTTGTTTGTAACTCCAAACACATCACGGCTAGATAGATTGCTTTGGCTAAGTTTGTATCCACTTGTGCCAGGATCAGTCTGAATCCAAAATGGGTATCCGGGCTGATTGACCACGAATTGATAAGTACCGCCGTGTGCTAAACGTATTACTGGATTTTCAACACCAGCTGAATTGCTAAAACGATAGGTACCGGTTGAAACATCACGTGTAACTGTAAAAGTTTCTTTAACAGGAATTTCGCTGCCGTAGACTGCTACAGTATCTGGGCCATTTTCTAACCAGTAGTATTGGTTAAAATTAACAAATTTATCAAAGTCAAACAGGCCATCGTAGCTGTAATTTTCCCCAGCAAACAATCTTGTTTGATTGTTGTTAATTCCGCCATAGTGACTAACTTGATTCAACAAGTCAATGTAACTACTAAAGAAATCAGTTGTACCTGTTATCTTGTTTTTAACAACAACGCTGGGTTCAAGTTGATAGTTCTGACGTAAGGCACTGGGCTCAGGTTGATAGTTGTCTGTGCTCTTAAATGTAGGTGCAAATTTACGCCCAATATAACCATTGACGTTGCGTAGGTCAGGCTGAGTTACTAGTTGGTCTAGTGTAGCATTTAAAAACTTTTGGTTAGCATCAGTTCTAAATACTTCTGGTAAAAAATTTGCTGTCTTTATTTGTGCCATATTAAACTACGATTCCCAATCCTGCTAAGGTTTGATTAATTTGTGCTGCTGTAATTGCACTGATGATTTGTACATTGTTTGCAGTTGCAGCGCTAACCATGATTTCATTAGGGTTAGCATTGATTTGCAACAGTCCGCCAAAAGCAATATCTGTGCTGGCTGGCACAATAATAATGCTAGCTACGTTAGGTGCTAGTTGATTGTGAAGATATGTGCTGAGTTCACTGAAATAGAACGTGTCACCAAAGTCCCAATTTGCTGTGTCAAAATAGGTATTGAGTGCAGAAACTACTCCGCTGATAATGTCGTTGTCGCTGACATTAACATTAGGGTTTTTAACAACTTTGAAGGTTGCTTGTAGACTTGGATCTGCTTTTGCACCAAACAGGGGTTTGTATTTGCCTGGGTTATACACAATAGTATCGCTAATGGCCTTGTAATTTTCAAGACTGTTTGCTCCAGTTCCGTATTCTGTTTTTAACTCATCGTTAGTAGGCAGGCTAGGCTCAACTACTGTACCAGTTGTATCTCTTATCCAAGCTAGATAGTCTGTGCTGTACTGTGTAGTCAAGATGTAGAGATCCATGATGTTGTTTGGAGCTGGATCAATACGACGATCATTAGGACTGCTGTGACGATATTGGAACTGTATTGCCTGGCGACCAACTTCGGCAATATAGTTAGTAAGCGTAGTCAATGTTCTAGTTGTTGTACCGTTGTTAGTAGTAACATTCAGCTGATAAAATTTGTTTTCACCAGTTGCGTAGAAGATTTGTCCGTTTAGATACAGAGCCCAGTTTGTAGTGATTGCTGCTTGAGTTGCATAAGATGTCACAATGGTTGCATTGTCAACTGGTGCTGTAGTCAAGAAGTTTGCAGCGCCGCTGTTGACTTCTTGGAAGAAAACGTATTTCTTAGAAGAATTTACAGAGGGAGCTACAATATTAGTAAACAAATCAGGATCGTTTGGAACGCCATCATTGTTGGTCATAGGGAACGTTACCAATACCTGTGTATTGTCAACGTATCCATCAGGATTTACCACATTGTCATAGATGTACCATTGCTGATCTTGGCCAATTGGATTTGCGCTGTCGGGCTGACTATTAGTCTTTAGTACGTTAATTTGATCATTAATGGTCAAGCCAGTTTTACTGTCAAATGTTTTAACATCTGGATCAAAGTAAAAACGTGTTTCGCCTGCGCTTTGGAACACATATTCAAGTCCGCGGTTAGCAATATTATAACTGATACCGTTGTAGGAGAATGCAATTAACCAACTGCTGTCTAGTCCCATGCCAGTTTTATCGCCTTGATGTGTGAGGCTAAATGCACCCAAGTTTAAGTCTTGTGGTAAAATAATTTGCCAGGATTGTGTTGTACTGTTGTAGCTCAACCCAATGTTTTGATAGCTTTGCAACAGGCGTACTGTTTGATCTATTAGAGCACCTGATGGTAACGCATTTTTGAACACAGGAATAACTGTATCGGCTACTGCTCCACTAGGGATATTTTTGCTTAACTGTACATTAAAACCTGGGTTAGCGCTTACAACGCTGGCCCAAAGATAATTGTTTTCCCCAGGGTATGTTGCTGTACCAGTTTGTATTTGATTCTGTGCGTCAAAGTAATTACCTGTGCCTGCATTGAATTGCACCATGGATCCAGTAGAAATATATTTTAGATTGTTGCTAACTCCAATACCAATCTGTTGAGTATTTCCGCCGTTGCTGAAAACCCCAGTGCTACTATTGCCGGTTGCAGTACTTTGACTCCATGTTGTACCACTCGGAGGAGTATAGCGTGGGAAGTTGGCATAGTAATACTGCAACACTGGTTTGCTGGCAACCAATGGAGCTACAGTATTGTAGATGGTTTGATAAATGTCTGTGGCTATAACAAAGCTAAATGTTGTACTGGTGTTGGGAGCTTGGCTGTACAAGATGCCATCGCTACCAAAAATGTTTGTGCTGCTGTACTTGCCAGTTACGTCTAGCACGTCCAAGAAACGACTTGTGCCGCTGCTTTGACGGTTAACTGCCTTAACTTTTAAGATGCTGCTAAAGTTTGTGTATGGGAACAGGCTGTAGTCTTCGCCTGTGATCATACGGTTTTGTGTATAGTAGTTGGCAGGAGCTTTGGTACGAATGTCGTCAATGCTCTCACGTGGCTGACTATTTGATACTGTATAGTTCAAACTCACAGTCATGGTCAATGTCTCAACTGTGTTGTTGCGACTTACATAAGGAAAGCTCAGTGTGACACTCTGTATCTCATCTGGTGTAATCTTATAGGTATATCCGTTGCTGGTTCTGTAGTACAAGCGGAAAACACCTTGCGGGATGTTGGCAAAAGCGCCGTCACCAAACACCAAATCAATTTGGTCATTGCTGCGACTGTTGATCTGATATAGATTACGGTTACTGCTTTGATTGTAGATAACGTTGATGCCTGCAATCGCTGGCACAGATGGCCAGTAGACAGATGGGGCTCCAGTGGAATCCAATTGGTATAACCATACGTCATCATTGTTAATACTGTTGTAGTTAACGTTGACCACACGATTTGGCAAACTTTGATTTAAGTTGAAATCTTGTGTGCTCAATGTACCTTGTTTGAAGTAGACAAAATAACCAGTATTGATACTGTTGTTGCCTAGATTATCGTTACGATACAAGACATTGAATCTGCCAGTGGGAACTGGGGCAGGCTCATAGATGTATTTTTGCCCAAAACTTGTAGCACTGACTGCTTCAAAATTCATGCTGCTGTTTTCAACAATAGCAGTGAAACTTTGTCGAGGGATGACTCCGGGAGGCAAATTAATGCTGTATTCGTCGTTGATGATACCGTTGATGGTATTGCTATTTCCTGGCTTGCCTACTACTTGATTACTGACTAAGGTGGCATTTAGAATAGTTGTGAATTGTTCTTGCCAATCTGGGTTAGCAGTATCGTTCCACGAAATTAGTAAATTGCTGAGGTTTAGCCCGTTGCTGTCAAATAGATTTTCAGTGGTGTTTAGACTGTCAATTTTTAAATAGCCGCTGGCACTGACGTTACGAGCCGGATTGTAACTAATCAGACGTGCTAGTTTAAGAATACTGTCGCGACGTTCTGCTGTGTCAAAGAAGTTTTCACGTGCATTCATGTCGCCACGGAATGCTAAACTTTGTCCCAAGAAAGCAATAAGGTCAATTAAGGCAATGTATTCGCTAGACTCTGTGAAGTCGTTAAAGTCTTCAGGGTAGTAGTTACGCAAGTAGTCAATCATGGTCTTGCGTAGTGTTTCAAAGTCATAGCTGGTAAAATCAGCTTGCTTAAAAGTTTGATAAACTGCTGTCCAGTCTTGGTTTACTAGCAGGTTAGTCTGACGTGTAGTGGTTGACATCTAAATACATCCGTTATTATGTATTTATAATAATCAAAATCTACGTAGTTAATTAGTAGGAACCCTTTGTAGTCAGTGTTTGACTGTTTGAATCAAAGGTCATGGTCATTGATGTAGTTTGGTTTGTGGGGATAAACACAAGGTCTAGTTCAATTTGAATACCATAATCTTGGGACGTGATAGTGATGTTGCTCACGCCCAAACGTGGTTCGTATCCAACAATCTTCTTAACATCGTTAACTATAAGTTCGTTCACGCTGTCAGTTAAAGGTTCAAACAATAAACTCCATATGATACTGCCAAAGTTTGGCTGCATGAGTTTTTCGCCTTTGCGTATACTGAAATGATTTAACAGATCCTGTTTAACCAAGTCAATATCGCTAGCACGAAACTTCTTGCTGCGGTTAATTGTACTGAAACCTTTATAGATAATTGCCATATTCTATATTTATTGTAATTGGAAGTTGATTAATTGTATGTGAACCGGGTCTGCCTTGCTGAAACCGCCTTGACTTACTGGAGCCCCGCCCCAACGTAATCCATAGGTTGCTAGATCAACAGTTCTTGCTACCAAAGGCATTTGTCCACTGTCAATTGCTGCGCCCTCAGTGTGTGCGCTCTTCTTCAATGATGGTGTAGTAATACCGCCTGCTGTAGGATTATTTGGACCGCCCCCTGCTGCATGCCAACGATCTATTAGCGACTGTTGATAAGATTGACTACGATAAGCGCTACTGATAGCAATCTTAGCACCAGTTTTAGCTTTAAAGTCTTGTGCCATTTTGAGAATAGCGTCTTTAAATTCGCTGCTGAGTTGATCAAAGTTGTCTCTTGTGCCTGATCCAGAGCCGGTAAATGTAAACACATCATCAGGATTGATACCTGTAGTATTAGCACCACTGAGTCCCACAGTTTGAGCGACGCTGCTAACGGCACCGCCTGCTGCTAGAATATCAATAGCATAACGTCCGTGATTGTAAAATACTTCTCCGCCAACTTTGTTTAGAGGATCATTTGCAACTCCGGTATCTCTCCAATTTTTAGCGGCAGCGCTGCTACGCAGTTGGTAAGCCACAAACATCATGCCTGCTGCTGTACATACATCATCTGCAGGCAGTATACCTCCATTGGCCAACAGCTCTGTATAATACTTGCTGAGTGCAGCATACATGATAGAGTCTTGCAGAGCAGGACTATTAAAGAAGTCGTCTTGACTTGTTATACCATCTTTACCAGTCCATGCAACTGGTTTACCTAGTGTGCTTGCACCAAATGTGCCAACTGCATCGGGTTTGATATAACCGTTTGTAGACAAGAACTGTGCATCCATACCGTATTTGCCAATGAGTTGTCGATCTGTACTGACAAAGCTGTAGTTGAATTGGCTGATGTAGTAGCCCAATTCTGCCATCATGGCCTTGGCTTGTGTGGTGTTTATGTTTGGTGTGGTTGCACCAAAGTTTCCGGCCGGTGCGTAGGTGGTTGTTTTTGCTAAAACTTCTGCAGGGCAGTTTGGTGATGTAACTGCTTGCCCTCCGGCCAATGCAATACCAGCGTCTTTAGTAACGGTGCTGCTTTTTACTACTTCGCCTGATCCAGACCTAATAGGATGTCCAGATCCGTCTAGTATAGCGCCAGCTGGCGGTTGTGCAACTTGACTTGTTTCGCCTGCGTTAGCCAGTGCCTGTTGAATTCCAGGCAACCAATTGGCTGCTGCTGCACCAACTGAGGCACAGGTAATGCTACCATCTGCTGCTTGTAGTCCTTTATTGGACTGTGCTTGATTGCTGCCTGCTGCATTGATAATAAAATTGTCAGGTTTGCCTACTGCTGCTGGCCAATAGATACACAAGTACAAATCTTGTAGTTTAGGTGCAGGTGCTTTTTGTGTCAATTTTTGCAACTGGAAGAATTTCAATACCCAGTCCATTTGATCAGCACGATTTAACTGACGTAGTGCATCGGTTGTAGTTCGCAAATCAGTTGCTGCTGCTTTACCAAACTGTATCAAACCAGTGTAGCCCAAGCTGTTGGTAATAGCTGGATCAAATGTTGCGCCAGTTTCGTTGGCCATACAAGCCAACAAGTCTATGTAGTTACAGTTAAGTGCAGCGGCAGTAGATTTAACTTTGGCCAAGAAAGCAGTATCTGTTGACCAAGGTGCTGTTTGACCGTTGACCGTACCTTTGTCTGCTTTGTTGCCGTTAGGAGGAGGTAGTGAGTAGGCTGCAGGTACTGTGGGTGTTCCTGAAGGCGGAGCGCATACACTAGAACCTGCTTGTTTTACTAATGGTGCAGGCTTGCCTGTACGTGTCCATGGTTCGTGGCTTGGTAGTATTGTAACAACGCTGTCTACACTTTGCGGTACGCTGTTCCAAAGTTTTGTTACTTCGCTGTCGTATGTGGTGTCGGCTAGCTTGTTCTTTTCCAATGTTGGGAAGCTGATGCTGTTGCCACCTGCACCACCATTAATATCAATTGTAGCACCACTGACAGTCATTGCCCCGCCACTGCTGACAATCAACTTTCCGTCTGCACTCATAGTAAGTTGTCCGGCGCCTATGTTGGTTTTAGTGCCGTACAGCAATAGATTTTCACTACCGCCAATTTTAACTGCTGCGCTATTGACTGTAAAAGATTCATCGCTGGCAATATTGATTGCGCCACCGCTTTGAATATTAATATCTTTGTCAGCGTGTAAGTTAAAGTTGCCCTCGCTGCGTACACTGAAATCGCCAATAGTGTACATTTTAATGCCAGTGTCGTCAATCTCTATCCAACTTGTACCATCTTTGTGTGCAATGTACATAGTTGATTGATCATCATTCATTAAGATTTGATGTCCATTGGCAGTACGTAATCTAATCAAGTTGTCTTTGCCATTTACGTCACCATCGTCCATGACAAACGTGTGCCCGCCTTTGCGTGTAGGAACGCTGTATTGATCGTTTGTAATACCGCCTGCTGCTACTCGGGCAGCATAGCCTGGATCATCTGCTGTATCTTTAGTTAATGCACGACCAGGAGTGCTAATACCAAATACATGACTAGGAGTTTCACGTTGACTGCTACTGCTGATAGCACCACGCACAGGATCACGATCTAGACCCTGCTTGAACAAGATATTGGCTTGAAACTCGTGTATAGGTTTCTTGTTGGTATAGAATGTGCTGCTTACTGTGCCATCAATGTTTTCGTTGAACTCGGCAACAGGTAGAACCTGAGGTGGAACATTGTTGTCAGGCAATATGCTGGGTTTTATGTCTACACTAGCAGACTCTTTGTCTACGTTGCTGCTGGATCCAATTGCTGGCAACATCCAATTACTAAGCACTCCCGACACACAAGCAAACCAAAATCCACGATCTGGGTCACCGTTGACAAATGTACACAACACTTGGTTGCCAATGTCGGGAGGAGTAAACCACATACCATAGCTGTGTACAACTCCAGTATAGTTGTTGTTTAGACTAGTTGTGGGTTGATAGGTAGTGCCCATGTAGGGACTAGCATAGTTTACAGTACGCCAAAAACTGGGATTAGTTTCGTCTCCGCCAAAGTCTGGAATCCATACTCTCAATCTTCCATCGCGAGCAGGACTGATATTGTCTTTAACAATACCTAACATAGTGGCTGTGTCAAATTTAATACCCGGAATGTTTTCCCGGTTGTAGTTTTTTGACGTTTTATTGCCTGTTACCTTATCCTGTGCCATATATTATCCTGTAATTGCTGCTAGAACATTTTGTTGTGTCTGCGCCAAGGTTGGCGCATTTTGAATTGGTACTGTATTACCATCTGCACTAGTTGCTTCATCAACTGTTTCTGGTTCTTCAGGTGCTTCTGCTATAGTTGATAAGTCTTCGTCTTCGGAGTCTGCGAAAGGATTTTCATCACTGGGTACTAGTTGTGAATTGGGCAGTTTTGCTTCTGGCGGCAATTCAGGTTCAGATTTTGCATTTTTGAACAAATTGGTTCCTACTTCTGGTTCCACATCTTTTTCCAAATCACCGCCAGACACCGCTGGATTATCAGACGGTGTTGGTGCTGCGTTATTTCTTGGATTGAGTCCTTTAGGCAAATCTTGTACAGGTCGTTGGTTAATAAGTGGCTGTTTAGGTTGGCGAATTAATTCAAGATTTTGTGTAAACTTACCAGATCTAAATTCACTTTCAACACTGATAATTCTGTAGTATCCACTAAACTCGCTGACTGTATATTTGTTTTTGCTGTCAAGATCATACAAGCCAGTGTCAGCATTAAAATCCGAAGGACTTCTGAAATTTATCCAACAGTAGATTTCTCCACTGTCCATGTTTAAACTTCCGGTACTGCCTGCATATTTTCCTGTGCCTGCTTGGATTGGATTAATAAAAAGATCGTCTTGTTTGATAAACTCAGGATCTCCAAGTATGTGCAATTTGCACTGCAACATATCCCCACCAGCACTGGTGTACATACTTTCTTGTGCTGCGCTTGAAGCATTTTGCACGTCGCTACGTTGTGTTGCACCGCCAGCGCTGGTTTGTTGTTGTCCCGAATTAGGGTTTATTCTATACTGGTCAATAGTTTTTGACTGTTGGTTGTCTATTTTATCACTATTTTTATTTTCGTCACTGGTTTGTGCTGCACCTGCTGCCGCGGCACCGTTACCACGATCTGCACTATAAGCAGTATAGTACAGACAGTTAAAGTTAATATCAAAATCTATGATACTTTTATTATGTCCAGTGTAGGTATAGTCATAGCGTTTTACAGGTGGAGGTGGTAAACTTTGAGGCAAACGATCATCTTTTGTTTGAAATGCTAGATACGTTTGGATATAGAATGTGATATTTTTACCCCATTGATTACGAACTGCATCAAAATCTCCAAGTGTAATACGTGGTACTATTTTCCACATTTTGACTGGAAGATTTTTTGCAGATGCTACATTAACAATGTTGGCTGCTGTTTTATCATCTACTTTATACTGATCCGCTGCGTTCTTACGCTGTGTAGCAGGATCAGTTGTTTGATCTGACAAAAATTTACTGTTGGTCAATACCATGTTAATAACATCATTGACCGCAGTACCGGCCTCAAGACTTCTCACTGTGGCTTGGAAGTCTGCTGTAGCAGCCGGAGTTGCATCTTTGTTGTCACTGGTAGATTGTGCATTTGTTTTTGCATCAGTTTCGCCAACTTTACGTGCTGGATTTTTCTTAGGTTCAACTATTGGACTGTTTGCTAGTGTATCGTCTAAGAACACAAAATCTATAGTATCTGCAAATTTTACATTGCCATTTCTGTATTCGTATTTGTTCCAAGCGTTATAAGCAGCAGTGAAGCTTTTTGTGTTGAGTACCACTGGTGTGTTGGGAACCCCGGGATCTGTCGGCTCAACTTTTTTAGGTTTACGTGTTGCTTGTTCTCCGTAATTTTGACTACCTGTGCCTTCTGGGTCAAACGGTTGTTCTTCTTGTTGTTTATTTTGATCAGCTACTTTTTTATTTTCAGCTTCTTGACGTGCTTGAGTATCTGCTTCGGCTGCTTTGATTTTTGCCTTGCGTTGTGTATCCTCATCAATTACTGCTTTAACAGCCGCTGTTGCTTCTGTCTCTCCACTAGACGAAAAATAATCAATGACTGTTTTTGCTGTAACTTCAAACCTAGTTTTGATTGCTTGTATGCTTTCTAACATGGCCGAATGATTAAACGGGATAGCATCAATCTCGTATTCAGATCCCTTAACACTGGCTTTGATCTTCATTCCAGTTAATTTTATTGGAAACCATTTAGTATGTGCGTCAATTTTGCCTATGTTTCCAGAATCATCAATACCAAAGAAATTGAGCTCAAGTAGATAAGGCATGTCAAGATAGTTTTTACCATTAAGGCCTTCGTTGTTGACTCGCATGATACGATCTATTAGCGTCAACCCGTAGGGCTCAACAATAGTAAATTTAAAGTCAATGGCATTGGTACCACGGTTATTAGAGTTTAATCCAACCAAGGTGGTCATTTTAAAACTATCAAAGTAAAAGTCAAGATTAAATTCTGGATCTCTACCGCTGACAAAATTACCTGCGGCATCAACAAATGTTTCGCTGTATCTGTTTGCTGTGCTGATTAAAGTTTTAGTGGGCTTGAAATTTACAGGATCCTCGGTCATTGAGTTGTAGTCCTCACGAGTCAACACATGTAGAGTAAGTCCATAGGTGTAGCTAGCATAGCTGTCTAAGATATTTTCACTTACATTAGAATAGAGATCTTTATCTGTATAGCTTGGCGTGCCAACTTGAGTAACTATACGCGATGCAGCTTCATCGGCAGCATTGTAACCAGTATAAGAGCCACGCCCGCCACTGGCACCGCTGTAAGCAGGTCCTCCGAGTACCACCGCATCAGGTTGTTCAGTATCTTCCTGATTGCTGTCTTCTTCGTTAGTAACAGGATCAGCATGATCTCCGCTGTCTGTGCCAGTGTTTTGTGTTGGCGGATCAGTATTAGTTGTTGCTGCATCACCGGCTGTTTTTTGAGATGCTGATGCTGCCGTTTGCTGAGCAGTAGTTAAATTCTGTGCCGCAGTTGCAACGTTATTATTGGCTGCGGTGACTTTCTGCTGTGCTGCCGCTAGTGCATCTTGTGCATCTTGTTGTTGTGCCAATACACCTTGATAATATTGATATTCAGCACTGTCTGTGGTCTTACCCAAAGTAGCTTGTCGAGCAAGAGACACAGTCTGGTCTAGCTGGTCTGCTAACTTTTTACGGTAAGCTAGGTCGTTGTTGGCTGCGGTGGCTGCTTCGTTTGCAGAAGCTAATTGATCTTGCGCTTGAGCGACACTTTGTGTATCTGCCATCTATTAGAGTCCCAAGTTACTTACTAGAGTTGTTTTCTTAGGTATTGAAATTGTAACACCTGCTTGAAAATCAAAGATAGGATCGTCTAATACGTTGGCGTTGCGAGCACGGAATACCCACCATAAAGCACTATCGCCATACAAGTCAAATGCCAACAAGTCTGGACGATACTCGTAAATTTTATCTATTGTATATGTAACATCATCTACCTGTTTATCAATCGTACGGTAAACCAATACATCAAGAAACTGCGTACCCCCAAACGTATTTGTAGAAAAATAGGGACTTGCTTTAGAATATTGTGCTGTCATATAAATCCTCTTCCTAACAAATGTCCTTTGCTAAATTCAGTCAATGACATACGGTCGTGTACGGTTTTTCTACTGTAAACTGGTTGTAGAGTTACAGTGATTTGACTTGTAGTAGGCAGTCTCGCAATTTGTTGTTGTGTGTTGCTGACTTCGCCGCTGCCTTCGTATGCTTGTCCACCTTCGCTATAATAAAATTCCAGGTAGTCAACATCAGCAGGCAAAGTGTGTTGGAAGCTGGTAATCACGCAAGGCACTTCTGGAAAGTAGTAGTCCCCGTAGCCATTTAGCGTAACCAATGGGGGCGGGTTACCTGCTAGGTCGTCTTGTCCAAAAAACATTTTTGTACAGCTTCTAAAAAAGTAAACTGTAGCCAATAGATATAGCGCTTCATCGTGATTTTGTACTGTGAAGTCACCAGTAACAGTGATGGCTGCAACATCGCTGCCTTCATAAAAATAATTTTTATAGTTGCTGTGCTGCAACGACTGCTCTTGATAACGTGCATTGTGGGTTACACTGATATTAGGAGTGTAAGGAAATACCACCCCGTTAGTCTTATCGATCAAGGGTGCAAGCAATTTGTTGTTTGAAAAAACTGACCAATCCAACATGCCTACTCGTACTCGCCAATCAGTTTTCAACACATTGTTTGGACTGTTACTGGATGTGACATTGATACTGGGAGGTACGTTTTTGTTAAACAGGGAAGCTACACCTCCGTCAAACAGACCAGAGATCTTTTTGCGTATGCCTGATGGATCTACCAAATTTAGTAGTGTGTCGCCAATACCTTGCCCTGTGGCTAGTCCATTGTTTGCTGTTGGGTCCGAAGCGCCCGCTGATGGTAAAAGTGCCATAAGTAATGTATCCGTTTGTAGTATTTATTACCAAATATTAAGTGCTAATATTATAAAAAGGTTGACAAATTCTGCAAACTTTGTTATTATTGTTCAAGTATTAGGAGATGCAAAATTAAGCACAATTACCTCAACAACAAGGATATCTTAAAAGAAATCCACAAGAGCAAGACAACCTACTGCACCTACACTCGACCCGAATATGCAGATTATGATATTATCTTAGAAGATATCAGCAAATTAAACAAAAAGAACACACTAGAGGGCAGGCGCTTACGTGCTGAAAGACTAGCCAAATTGGCACACGAAGCAGCTACCAGTGATGGAACCAAGCGCAAGTTGGACGAATTTGAAGTCAAACTTAAGGACGTTCCTGCTACAGATGTGGTGTTTAGGGTAATGACACGTGATCATATTCCGCTTGACGATGCTAAAACACGCAAGGCACGTATGGCAGCACTGGAAATTGAGGACGAGGAAGATCCCCTAATCTTGGACTTTGACGAAGCTGATACTGAACATAACAAGTATGTCAAGGTCAATTTCCCTCCGTTCCAACACTATAAACTCAACGAAGACGGCGAACCCTACTGTGTGGGCAAGAGCCATTGGCGCGGTGATTTGGACTCGGGCGAGTTCTGTAAAGATCATGGCAAAATGACTCACACACTAGCCAACATGTTTATCAAACTGTGTGAACGCTATGCTACACGTAGCAACTGGCGCGGGTACACCTACAATGATGAAATGCGGGCACAGGCACTGCTACAATTGACTTACATTGGGTTACGGTTTGACGAAAGCAAGAGCCAAAACCCATTTGCCTATTACACAGCGGCAGTGACCAACAGTTTCACTCGTGTTCTAAACATCGAAAAACGCAATCAAAATCTACGCGATGACATTCTTGAAATGAATGGACTGAACCCAAGTTACACTCGTCAGGGCATGAGTGGTGGCTATGTGTCAGTTGACGGCGGACATGACGACTAAAAAAGATACTGTACTGTTACTTTATCCCCCGGGTGCTTACGGAACATTCATTGAGTGGTGCGTATGTTATTTCTCGGGGCAATTAGAAAATGATGATTTACCGTTTAACACAAACGGTAATGCACACAAGTATCTGGGCACAAAACTTGACAATCCTTCGCGAGAGCGATTTGGTATTAAACACTATGTTGAGAGCGACAGCAATGTTTACATAGCCCGTTGTCATGCCAGTGGCGTTGGCATTCCTATTACAAACCAATTTGTTGATCAGTTCACTCCATATTTTAGAAAAATCATTGTAGTTCGTCCTGATCCCACTGTTTCTCTACTGATACTGCACAATGTGCTAACCAAACTTACCTACCCAGAATCATTTCAAAATTGGTTATTGGGCACCTATACTGAAGGACCACTGTGGCACAAACGTGAATCCATATCCTATCAGTTGTCTGCTTGGTACGATTATTTGATGCTGTGGAATCAGTTCAGAACTAGTCATGCAGATGCAGTCTATATTGATGTCTGTGACTTTGTACAGGAACCAAGTAGCACAATTGATTTTTTGCTTGCCCAACTTGGTTTGCCAAAAATCAAAGATCGTCCCGAAGTTTTTGTGCATTGGCAGCAAAATCAAAAATTTTTACGCACAGATCAAACCTGCAGAAACATAGTGCAAGCCGTTGTAGATCAACAAGACCTCGATTGGTCACATGAACAACTAGACATCTACGACGAAGCCTGGATACAATGGGCATTGAGAGTCTTGCATCAGCTTGACATAAGATGCTATAATCTAGATGTGTTTCCTACAAACACAAAAGAATTACGGAACTATCTAATAGATGTCTAACCTATTTAAAAAAGCAGCAATATTTACTGATATACATTTTGGACTTAAATCAAACAGTCAACAGCACAACGAGGACTGTTTGAACTTTGTTAAATGGGCTACTGCCAAGGCCAAAGAGGAAGGTTGTGAAACCTGTATGTTTCTTGGCGATTGGCACAACAATCGTGCCAGTATCAATATTGTTACACTCAACTACAGCCTCAAGGCATTGGAACACCTAAATGACAATTTTGATCGTGTTTACTTCATTCCTGGCAATCATGATCTTTATTATCGCGATAAACGTGATATCCAATCAGTTGAATGGGCTCGTCACCTCCCGAATATTCAAATTGTTAACGATTGGTTCGTTGCTGATGATGTGGTTATTGCTCCTTGGCTTTGCGGAGACGACCACAAACGACTCCACAAGCTCAAGGGACACTACATATTTGGTCACCTCGAGCTCCCGGGCTATTTAATGAATGCCATGGTCGCCATGCCCGATCATGGTGACGTCAAGCGTGAAGACTTTGCTCACTTTGGACATGTGTTCACCGGGCATTTTCATAAAAGACAAACCAAGAACAATGTGACCTACATTGGCAATGCGTTTCCACACAATTATGCTGATGCTGGAGACGACGACAGAGGATTAACCATATTAGAATGGGGCAAAGAGCCCGAGTATCATGCCTGGCCTAATCAACCAAAGTATCGTGTATTCCAGCTGAGCGATGTACTCAAGAATACCGAAGTTATGTTGCAGCCCAACATGCACATTCGTGTAAACTTAGACATAGATATCAGCTACGAGGAAGCCAGCTTTATCAAAGAAACCTTTGTAGGACAGTATAACCTACGTGAGCTTACCTTAATCCCTGCTAAGGTCACTGACTTGACCGAATACGAAATACAGGGCAATATTGAATTTGAAAGTGTTGACCAAATTGTTACAGGTCAACTTACTGCACTAGAAAACGGCAAGTTCAATAAAAATCTCTTGTTGGATATCTACAGAAACTTATGATATCAACCGCCAAATGGCTACAAGTTGAGGCTACAACCAAATGTAATGCTTCCTGCCCTGGATGCGGGCGTAGTCGCGGAGGGTTTGGCACTATCCCCGAGTTGGTGATTGAAGATCTCAAAGAAACAGTATTTGAACAGTATCTACAGCAAATGCCTAACCTTGAGGCTATTGATTTTTGTGGGACTTATGGAGACGCTATTGCTGCATACAACATCAAATTGCTAACAGAAATTGCCAAACGCTATGCTAAAAAGATCATTGTGCGAACCAATGGCAGTTTACGCAATACTGTTTGGTGGGTGCAGTACGCCAACATCTTAAAAGATCACGATCACGAAGTATGGTTTTGTTTAGACGGACTTGCCGACACTCACAGCATCTATCGACAAGGCACAGACTTTGATACTGTGCTTGCTAATGCACAAACTTTTATGTCTGCCGGAGGAGTTGCAGTATGGCAGTTTATTCCGTGGAAGCATAACGAGCATCAAATCAAAGACTGCATACGCATGAGTCAAAAATTAGGATTCAAGCGTTTTGAATTTGTGCGTGATGTACGCAAAGAGTTTCCGTTTAGGCACTATCAAACTGGGGCTGAACTTGACATAGTAACTTGGCACAACGACAATGCCATGAGCAAATATAAAAAGATTAGACCAATTATAACTACCGAATACTGTCGACATTTGTCACAACCTAGTGTATACTTGAATGCTAATGGAAAGATTAGTCCTTGTTGTTTTCTCAACACCGGACTGTGTGCTGACCGTTTTGAAGACTTGCCCGACATAGCACACCAACTAGAAAATAACCCTAGCGCTGAATGTATACATCATTGCAGCCGATAATTTATGTTTAAAATAAAAGACCTTGCAGTTAAAAATTTCATGAGTGTAGGCAATGCTACACAGGCCGTAAACTTTGATCGTAACGATTTAACCCTGGTGCTAGGCGAAAACCTAGACTTGGGTGGAGACGACAGCGGCGCACGTAACGGTACAGGTAAGACCACAATCATCAATGCGCTCAGTTATGGGCTGTATGGACAGGCACTAACCAATATCAAGAAAGACAACTTGATCAACAAGACCAACGGCAAGGGCATGATGGTTACAGTTGATTTTGAAGTCAATGGCATTAACTATCGCATTGAACGTGGACGCAAGCCCAATGTGATGAAGTTCTTTATCGACGATACTGAACGTGAGATCACGGACGAGAGTCAGGGCGATAGTCGCGAAACACAGGCAGAAATTGAACGCATGTTGGGTATGAGTCATGAAATGTTCAAGCACATTGTGGCACTCAACACCTACACAGAGCCGTTCCTTAGTTTAAAAAGCAACGATCAACGGCTCATGATCGAACAGTTGTTGGGTATCACACTACTCAGTGAAAAGGCAGAGCGACTCAAAGAACTAGCCAAAGCCACAAAGGATGCTATCACTGCTGAAGAATTTAGAATTAAAGCAGTAGGCGATGCAAACCGACGTATACAGGATCAAATCGATGCACTCTTACGACGCCAGAATTTATGGAACAGCAAAAAGACAAACGATGTTGCAGCGTTGCAGACAGCTTATGATGAACTTGCTAAACTCGACATTGAAGC